CAACAATGATCTTTCTACTATCGGTAGAGACGATGATCCTGTTTATCAATATATCAAGCCATTGTATGAATCTGGCGATGAAGCAAAGAAGAAGATTGCTGGTACGATGAAGCGCAAAACGCATTACATCTCCAATATTCTTGTGATTAAAGACCCTGCAAATCCTGCAAATGAAGGTAAGGTTAAACTCTTCAAGTATGGTAAGAAGATCTATGAAATGATCATGAGCAAGGCACAGCCTACTTTTGATGATGAAGAAAAAGTCTATGTTTACGATATCGATTCTGGTGCCAACTTCCGTCTTCGTATCAAAACAGTTGATGGATATCCAAATTACGACTCTTCAGTATTTGATTCTGTTACTCCTCTTTGCGGTGGAGATGACGATGAGATCCAGAAGGTGATCGATAATTACATTCCTTTGGCTGAATTCCTTGATCCAAAGAACTTCAAATCTGCTGAACAGCTGAAGAAGGAATTGGATCGTGCTCTGGGTAATGGTGCTCCTATTGGCAAGGCAACTGATCTTCTCAATGAAGATAAGCCAGCTAAGAAAGAATCGAAGACCGAAGAAGCTGCTCCGTGGGATGAAGAAGTGAAGGTTCCAGAAAAGAAAACAGCAAAAGTTGAAGCAAAGCAAGAAAAGGCTATTGTTCCATCTGATGATGACGATGATGACTTGGCACTTTTTAAGGAAATGCTAGGTAAGTAAAATAAAGCCACCAATCGGTGGCTTTTTCATATCATTTAGCCAACAAGGAAAATCGGTGGCTCTGAGAATTCTTCTCTCAATTGCTCTTCTAATCTGGCAATTTCTTGAAGAGCCTCGTTATACATTCCTTGTCCATCAAGTGTTACTCCACCGATAAGAGAAATCCCTCCAAATTTCTTAAGATTCATTCCCCATTGTTTTTCAACAAGAGCTTTGAAGTATTCTTTAACCCAGATTTGATCATAAATTTTAGAATATTCTTCCGGATCTGTTGTTACAAAACATTCAAATGCTACATATTGACCAGCAACAATATTCGCTCCCCAATAAGCATCTATGTAGAGTTTATCGACTACTTGAGTGTATCTGAATAGAGGAACTCCATTGAATGTTTGATCTAGAAGAGCAAGATTTTGCATCAGACTTGTATAGTAAGCCATAGATCCAGTGGAAATATTCCATAAGTCTCCAAGTCTTATTTGATACTGTACAGAAAATAATCCAGAATCGCCTGATGATGTTCCTGTCGCAGATCCTTCTACCATAGGAAAAACACGAACAATGCTTATGATATTATCTGGAATTGAGATGTATCTATTCGTCACATCTTCTGGTGTGATTTGATGAGTTATGTACATCCTCTGAGTTCCATCATAGTGATATGATCTAAACTTTTGAAGAGTATCATCAAGTCTATCAGAAAGTTGCTCTTCTGTTACATTGATCTGAGCAACTGGTTCTCCTAATGAACGAAGTGTGTAATCTATTAGATTTTGTTTAGATTGTATCATTAAAATGTTCCACCGTCGATGATGATATCTCCTGTCGATCCTCCAGTACCTCCAGATCCACCGCTTGTCACTGGATCTTTGAACTGAACACCAGGATCGACAATAGCATTTCCGTTTGCTACTAACGAAACCTTGTTATCTATTTGGCTCTTTTTCAAGACTTCGTAAATATATGTCTTAGGTGACATATCAATCGTAACAGTAGATGATAAAGATATCGTTAAATCTGTTGCAGATGTAGAAAGATCGAACTCCAAGAAAACATCGGCATCTTCATGTTTTCTGATGCATGCATAGAAAGAGTAATCTGATATGTCTACAATTGGATACGATTGTTCAAAGTCGGTACCTTGCTGAATGTAGATGTCAACAAGTCTATTGGGAATGGTTTGCATTCATGTCTCCTGAATTTTCTTTATTTAATCCTCTTGACAGCCTTGTTAGGACGTCATACAATAGACACATGTTGAACACTTTTATGAATTTTTATCATGCCTCGTATTGATCACAATCAAGATTTTGATGACGACTCTTCTGATGAGAACACTATTCGCATCAAGACACAGAAACCGCGGAATCCTTTGGTGAAAGAAATCTTTGATGGGAAGTTCCCACCAAAGCGCCATAAGGATAAGCGCCGTTCTGCATCACGTTTTGATAAGCGTAATATTGAAGAACTTTAAAAGGAATTATCATGAGTATCGAGACTTGGAAAGCAGAATTTTATCCGGCTCCGGCCAATTCTGTAAAGACTTGGGAAGAAGCAATCGATCAAACCATTGTGAAGTGGAGTGGTCTGACAGAAGAAAATTTGAAGAAACATGAATGCATGAAAGAAGGCACATGCATTCGAGATCAAGAGTATTATTCTCTTCAGTGCGATTACCGAATTTGTGCTCTATGCCAAATGAGCATCGATGGCCCATCTGAACATGGATTTGTAGATTGTTCTATTTGTCCTCTTGGAATTTTGCATGGCGAATGTGAAGATGACATTGACAACGGAGATATTGATGAAGTTGATGTTCCTGATCTAGATCCATATACTGTTTGGGAAGAACTTAATAATCCTAAGCCAATGATCAATGCATTGCAAGATGTCAAGAAGTTCATTAAAATTCACAGTTTAGATAAAGAAACAAAGAAATGGATTAAGAATGACGCAACTGAATAAGAAAGCAAAATATCTTTCTGAGATGTTAGACGAAGCAAATAAAGCAACTGATCCTGTCCAATGCTTGAAAGATTTCATTGCACAAGATCCTCGACTAACATCCATTCTAGGATATGCAATCAATCCGAAGTGGAACATCTCAACTGTTCTTCCGGATGGGGTTCCGCCTTACACAGAATCGGATCTCCCTCTTGGTATGGCAGCTCTCGATTTGCTGAAGCTACATAGCAAGATCTACATCATGTTCAATCCTGAATTGAAGCAATTCAAGAAAGAAGAATTCTTCATCAAGTGGATAGAAAGCATGCATCCAACCGATGTTGGAATTTTTATTGCAGTGAAAGACCAAAATCTGGAGTCTTTGTATCCAAATTTGACTAAAACTGTTGTACACTATGCACTCGGTTGGACTAAGGAACAGTTCGACTCCTTGTTTGTTTGAGGTTATCATGAATCTTGATCTTGTTATGAAATTTGCGCATAATCCTGTTCGTAATTATGCTATTCCTGGACTGACTTCTTGGATGATTTCGAATTCGCCAGAAGGAAACATCCGGATGTTTGATATGACTCGAGATCATATAGAACCAATCGTTGCTCATAGCCATCGATTCAACTTTCATTGCATTGTTCTGGAAGGCGAAGTTGAAAATATTTTGTTCAAGCAATCTATGGATGGAGATCTTTATTCTGCTGTCTATCAAACATATAATGGCTCGATTGGTTCTTATAAGACAGAACGATCAAATCTTCATATTCGATACGTTCAAATTTCTCAGAAATACAACAAAGGAGATCAATACTCAATGTACTCTGACGAAATTCATTCCATCAGATTCAAGAAAGGAACGAAAGTTCTATTCTTCGAAGGCCCAGATGTCGATGATAAGAGTATTATCATAGAACCTATTGTTGATGGCGAACTCATCGAAACATTCAAAGTTGAACCATGGATGTTCAAGAAAGACATTAATGAGTGAAGAATTTAAAATCCTGACAGATGCACAACATGCTCTTCAGGCTCCTTATATGTACATCGGATCTACTTCTGTTGAAGAGCAAGAAGTGGTTACTTTCGGTGAGACAAAGAAATTTAACATTGTTCCTGGTCTACTGAAAATCATTTGAATTTACAATTTTTAAAATGATGTCTCAGCATTCCTCCTGCATATCCCTCTTTGCCGCAATGATTACATATCATCTTTTCTTTTGAATAGTTGTTTCCTTTTAGATTTAATTCTTTTATCAAAGGATCGTTTTTATTAAGACGATATCTATTTCCTTGATCATCTTTGAATATTGTTATCCCTTTCAGTTTTTCTTTGATTTTAGGAGATACCCCTTCTATAAATGTTTCCGGTTGTTGTCCTTTGAAGTGCCATTTTGTATCTAGAGATATAGGATCGTAATACGCAGTCTTGCCATTTATACTTTTTGTGTTCGGAGATCCTAGAATCCAGTTCTCTGGTGGAGTTTTATTCTTGGATATTCTTTGTGTTTCCATAGTGTTCGGATCATACCATATTCTAGATCCATTCATAACTTCTATATGAGACGGGTGTCCGCGTTTCCAGTTATCTGGTAGTTTTATAGAAGATTTATCTATATTTTTTGGAATACGCAATACTGTCTCTTCCATAGTGATTTCGTTGTGGATTTTGATACTTGCGTATCTAGACCCTCGTATGTAGCCTTCTGGTATTATTGCGTCTGTATCCTTCTTATTGATTCTTATGAAGTCGAATGTGATAGGATTGTAATAATGTGCAACAGAATTTGCTTTTCCTATCTTATCTCCGAAATCTTGTTTTAATTTTTCATATGTTCTAGATTTTCTGAAATTTAGTTTTTCATATTCTCTTGTATTCCAGTTGGTCATTGAATTAAATGCGTATGTCAGATCCCCGCCGTATGTTTTCCACAACATCCAATGAGCAATAAAATGTTGACGAGCAGTAAGAATAGCTTTATTCCATACGTTTTTATTTAGAGATTTATATTCGATCCACAATGATTTAGGAAGAAAATGGTGCTGTTCTATGTATCCAAGTTCTTCTTTTGTTTTCGAAGAATTTGATTGACAACAAGCATTGATAAAGTTAAAATACCTCTTAAGATAGTGATCGTTATGAGGTTTAGATGAAAGAATGGCATAAATATCTATGTTGGACATAGTTGTCTCCTTGATAACGGTTAAAGAAATGTCTAAAGGCCATGGGAACTGTCAATTCCGCGATGGTCATTCTTATTTAGTGAAGAGGAAACATGTCAGATTTTAAAATTTTGAATGATAGAGAGCACGTGCTACTTAGAAGTGGCATGTACATTGGATCAACTTCTCTAGAAGAAGTTTTTGGTATCGTTAATTTCAAATTCCAATCAAATTCCATTGTTCCTGGATTGATAAAGTGTATCGAGGAAGGATTGCAAAATTCATTAGATGAATTTTCCAGAACAGATGGGAATTTTGCAAACAAGATTGATATTATAATCGATCAATCTAATGATTTGACAATTTCAATCCAAGACAATGGCAGAGGAATTCCTGTTGAAAAGATAGGAGATGTATATCGACCAGTTCTTGCATGGACAACATTAAGAGCGGGATCAAATTTTGATGATTCGAATAGAATTGGAGCTGGACAGAATGGGGTTGGTATTTCTCTTGTGAACATCTTTTCGAAAGAATTTATCGGAGAAACAGATGATGGGAATCAGTCACTGCATCTTAAATGCAAGAACAACATGAGCGAAATTTCTTTTGATGTCAAGAAATCTAATAATCGAAGAGGTACGCTTGTTAAATTTTCTCCAGATCTAACAAGATTTGGAATTGATAGCTTTACCTTTGATCACACAGAAATTATCAGAGATAGACTTTACAATCTATCCATCATATATCCATCCATTGTCTTTACTTTGAATGGAGAAAAGATAAAATTCTCAACAATAGAAAATATCGCAAAGAAATTTCATGCAAATGCTATTTCTAGTGATACGAAATCATGTAGGCTGATAATTGCTCCTTCTGGATCGGATCAAGAATTTAGATGTATTTCATATGTGAACGGGATCTATGTTAAGAACGGAGGTTCTCATGTAGATTATATCATCAGTTCTATGATAAACGAACTGCGTCCGATGATTAAGAAGAAATGGAAAATTGATGTATCTCCTAATGGAATCAAACAACATATACTATTAGGTTGCTGGACTAGTAAATTTCAAAATTTGAAGTTTGATAGTCAAACTAAAGAATGTATCAAAAATTCGAATCAAGAAGTTCAATCTCACTTCAATGACATTGATTTCAAGAAGATTGCCAAGCAAGTGATTGATAACGAAGCAATCATCATGCCAATCATCGAAGCTATTCTTTTCAAGAAGGAACAAGAAGAACGTCGAGAGGCTGCTAAACTAGCGAAGCAATCTAAAAAGATTCAGGTTGTAAATCATATAGAGGCACAATCCAAACATCCAGAAGAAAAGACATTGTTCTTGACAGAAGGTCTTTCTGCTTGTGGTCCAATTCTTGCTGTTCGGAATGCTATGACTACTGGGTCGTATGCTCTTCGAGGCAAGGTGATGAATACATATGGAATGAAACCAGTTGAAATTCTGAAGAATAAAGAATATTTCGAACTATGTGCTGTTCTTGGTCTCGAATTTGGTAAGCCTATTGATGGACTGACATACGGAAAAATTGCTGTGATGTCTGATGCTGATCCTGATGGAGATGCAATTTTTTGTTCTTTGCTATCTTTCTTTTCTGCTTGGCCTGATCTTTTCAAGCAATCTAGAATTTACAGAGTTCGATCTCCTTTGTATGTTTGCCAGAAGAAAGGCAAGAAGAAACTATTCTATACATATGAAGAATTTCAGAAAGCAAAGCTTGATTCTTCATGGGAAGTGAATTATATCAAAGGTCTTGGTTCTTTGGATCAAGAAGACTATGCAGAAGTGATTAATAATCCTGTGCTTGTCAAGGTGTCTGCTTTGGATGATCAAGATATCAATATGATAGATATCGCATTTGGTGATTCATCGGATGAACGTAAAAAATGGATGTTGGAGTGAATATGAGTGTTTCTATCTCTGCGGCTGTTGTTGTTGGTCTTCGTAGAAATGAATTCGAAGATGCTGACAAATTGGATGAATTATTGGACAACGGTGAGTTATGTATGTATGCTCCTTATTATGATGGATGGCAAGAAGCTATCATCGGTATAGAGCTTTATCGTGGACAGTTTGAATTTGATGGAGTTAAAGTCATTGAAAAATTCGTTGAATTCCATAACTTGACAGGACAACATGGAAAACTTTTCGTTGCTCCTGATGTTTATTGAGGATTGATTATGTTAGATGAGCTTTTTGAAGATGAAGCAAAGCCAGTAAAATCAGAAGTAAAGATCATTCGATCTGGAACATCTGTTAAGAGTTTGATCAATGTAGACTATCGTGGTTATGCGATGTATGTTCTTGAACATCGTGCGATTCCATCTGTGATCGATGGATTCAAGACATCTCAACGTAAACTGTTCTATGCCATGCAAAAGAATGGCGGAAAGAAGATTAAGCTAGCCGAACTCGGTGGTAGTCTTTCTTCTTATGGATATGCACACGGAGAATCATCTGCACAAGCTGCTGCTGTCAACATGTCTCAAGAATGGGCAAATAACATTGCGCCTTTCATCGGACATGGGAACTTTGGAACTCGTTTGATCCAAGAAGCAGCTGCACCGAGATACATCTATGCGACAATGAATCCTTTAGCAGAAAAGATCTTCAATGACAATGATGTTCTGAACAAAAATGAAGATCCAGATGACGTAGAACCACATCACTATCTACCTATCATCCCTTGGGTACTTTTAAACGGGATTAAAGGTATCGCCGTCGGGTTTGCTGTTGATATACTACCTAGGACACCTAAAGCGCTAATCCAAGCCTGTAGAGAGTATATTTCAACTGGCTCTATCAAGATTGATCTTGTTCCTTCGTTCCCATCTTTCAGAGGAGAAGTTCGAAAGATTGAAGATGGCAAATACATGTCTGTCGGTGTCATTGAAAAGGGACTGCGCAACTCTTATGTGATCTCAGATCTTCCATGGGGTCATGATCGAGAATCGTACTTCAATCATCTTGTTGCAATGCAGGAAGATAAGAAGATCAATTCTTTTGAAGATCACTGTGACAAAACTGGTTTCAATTTTGTTGTGAAGATGGATCCAGAACAAAGAACTAAAGCAGAAGTTGATCTGATCAAATACTTCAAGCTGTCTAAGATTCATACAGAAAATTACACAACTCTTGATGAGAATGGTAAACTTAGAGTATTCAATCATGTGAATGAAATCATTGCATATTTTTGCAACTACAGAATCAAGAAGAAGAAAGAACAGCTGGATTTCAATGTTCAGAAGATTCAAGATGATCTGGATTTTTTACTTGCCAAGCAATTGTTCATAGATCGTGTTTTGATATCCGGTGTTCGTGAAGTCTCGACATGGAAGCTTGATGTATTCAAGTCTTGGATTCTTGAAATCGTGAAGAAGAAAGATTTTGTCGATTCCTTATCAAAGACTCCTGTATACAAATTCACATATGATGAAATTCAGGCTCTAGAAGATGAGATTTCTAAGAAGACTATTCTATTGGAAGAAGCAAAGCAACAGGTATCAGATAAAGTTCTTGTTGCAGAAATGATATCACTGAAAGTATGAGTTTATTCGTTGATCAGACATACATTGGACTGATCGGACAAAGACTAAATCTTTTCAGACAAGTGAAGTCTGATCTGTACAATTTTCGTTGTCCGATTTGCGGAGACTCGTCTAAGAACGAGTACAAGAGAAGAGCATATTTCTACAAGAATAAGTCAGGAGAAGGCTTCAACTTTCAATGTCATAATTGTGGTGGATCGCATTCTCTGTATAAATTCATTGAGATTGTCTTTCCAGAATTTATCAAGCAATACAAGTTTGAAACATTTTCATCTTCTGGAAAAAGCATTGGTCTCATAGAAGAAGCAATTCCATTCAAGAAACTAGAAGTTATCTTTGATGGAATCACGCCTATGGATCTTCTTCCTGATGATCATCCTGCTGTTCGATATCTACTGAATGAAAGAAGACTTCCTGTTTCTTTGCTTGAGAGGTTCCTGCATGTTGATAAATATGTAGAGTGGTTGAAAGAAACGACTCAGGATGAAGATCTGAAATACAAAGAACATTCCAGAATCCTAATTCCATACACAAACAAGAACGATCATATCTATCGATATGTTGCGCGTTCTTACGATTCCGATTACGCAGCAAAATATCTCTACACGGATCTCGATCTGGGATCTCCGATTTACAATTTCTATCATGTCGATCATGATAAGAAGATCTATGCTGTAGAAGGACAGATTGATGCAATGTTGATTGGACAACAAGCAATTGCACTAGGAAACGGAAAATATGATCAACACGACTTGACATCTTTCAAAGATTGTGTAATAATACCAGACAATGAATGTAGAAATGTTCAAATCGTGAACTCGCTTGGGAAAGCGATTGATTCTGGACTTTCTGTATGCATCTGGCCAACATTCTACGGCAAAGACATCAATGATATGATCTTGAATGGGCTAAAGATTGAAGAAATACTGGAGATTGTTGATTCCAACACATTCTCCGGAATAAAAGCAAAAATAAAGTTTCAACAATGGAGAAAAACAATAAATGACAAATCAAACCTATTCAATAGGAGATAACACAAGTGCGACGATTATTGCAGATTCTGTAAATCAATACGGCAATCGCATCATAACATTCAGTCTCAAATACTGGCGAGCAATTCATGGAGAAGTGATGACGCATAGAGTTTTTAGCAGGAATGCTTCAAGCTCCAGAGCTATTCCAGTTGCTAAGATGATCGAACAAGTAGAGAAGAATCCTTTTATTCAATTGAAGGTCGGAAAGAATATTCCTGGTATGCAAGCAAAGGAATATCTAGAAGGAGATGAACTTGAAGCATTTCATACTGAATGGCGTAAATCTGCTCAAATGATGGCAGATCAAGCAAAGGTCATGAATGCAATGGGAGTTCATAAACAGTCTATTAATCGGATCCTCGAGCCTTGGCAGATCATGAATACTGTTCTAACAGCAACAGATTACGATAATTTCGATGAACTTCGAATTCATGATGATGCAGAGCCTCATATCAATGCTTTAGCTACTTGCATGAAACAAGCAAAAGATGCTTCGATTCCAGTAAAACGTGTTTCTGTGAATGATTGGCATCTTCCTTATATCTCGGATGAAGAACGTAAGACTTTGCCGATCGAAACTCTGCTTGCTTGCTCGACTGCACGCTGTGCTCGTGTTAGCTATCTGACTCACGAAGGTAAGGAACCTGATCCAGAAGCAGATAAAATCTTGTTTGAACGTCTTGTTGGTTCTCGTCCATTACATGCATCGCCATGTGAACATCAAGCATATGCATCTCCTGTCAAGGGATATGTAAAGAATTTCAACGGCTGGGTCCAGCACAGAGCATTAATCGAATCAAATCTTTGGAGCGACCTCGGGATTTGAATTTAAATATCATCCCTGGAATTCAGGGATCGAATTAATGCTTGTGTAACTAAAATAAAAAGAAAAGGTTAGGTAATGGACATTCAAGAAGTTGGTGATATTGGTAAAGGCATGTTGTCACAATCTAAGTTTTATATGGGATATAGTAGATGGAATGACGAACTAGAACGATACGAAACATGGGAAGAATCAGTACAACGTGTCATGCAAATGCATCGGGAGAAATATAAAGACAGGATGACTCCAGAACTCGAAGAGTTGATTCATTTTGCACAGAAAGCATATGAAGAACAATTGATTCTAGGTGCCCAAAGAGCTCTACAATTTGGCGGAGAGCAATTGTTCAAGCATGAAGCTCGTATGTATAATTGCACAGTTAGTCATGTTGATCGCCCACGATTCTTCTCTGAAGCGATGTATATGCTTCTATGCGGATGTGGAGTTGGATTTAGCGTACAAAAACAGCACATTGAAAAACTTCCTAGTTTGAAGAAGAGAAGTGAAAAGAAATCCAAAGTTTTTGTCATTCCAGATACGATTGAAGGGTGGGCTGATGCTTTTGGTGTCTTGCTAGCTAGTTATTTTGATATCGAAGGAGATTTCAAAGAATATAAGGGATGTCAGGTTCACTTTGACTATAGCAAGATTCGTCCGAAGGGTGCTTTGATTTCTGGTGGATTTAAAGCTCCTGGTCCAGATGGTTTGCGTCAGTCTCTTCAGAAATGTGAAGCTCTCATTGATTCTCTTTTTGTCGGAAACGAAACACATGTCAAGATGCCTAGCATTGTTGCATATGATTTTGTAATGCATATGTCCGATGCTGTTCTTTCTGGTGGAGTTCGTCGTAGTGCTACCATTTGCATGTTCAGTAAAGATGACACCGATATGCTAAATGCCAAGACAGGCGATTGGTTTATTACGAATCCTCAACGTGGTAGAAGTAACAATTCTGTCATGTTGCAACGAGATGATGTCACTCGCGAAGAATGGCATGAGATCATGAAGTCTGTGCGACAAGTTGGAGAACCTGGATTTATCTTTACCGATAATCTGGAATTCTGCTATAATCCATGTGTAGAAATTGGAATGCTCCCAAAATCAGAAGATGATGAGAGTGGATTTCAAGTCTGTAATTTGACAGAAACAAATGGCGGAAAATGTGTTGATAGATCAGCTCTGATGCGAGCGAGTAAAGCTAGTGCGATTCTTGGTACGTTGCAAGCTGGATATACGAACTTCAAATATCTAACCGATGCATCGAAGAAAATTATCGAACGTGAAGCCCTTCTAGGCGTTAGTATCACGGGCTGGATGAATAACCCAGATGTTCTGTTCGATGAAACTAACATGAAGGATGCTGCTGAAGAAGTTAAGAAGTGGAACAAGATTACAGCTGAACTCATTGGAATTAATCCTGCTGCTAGATGTACTGCTGTCAAGCCTTCTGGTAATGCTAGCGTTCTTCTGGGTACTGCATCTGGAATTCATGGCGAACATTCTCCTTTGTATTTCAGAAATGTTCAAATGAATGATCAAGATGATGTGCTAGGATTGATTCAGAAGAATAATCCAGAAATGATTGAAAATAGCGTTTGGTCTTCTACTGGAACTGATAAAGTTGTGAGTTTTCCTGTTGTGAGCAAGCCTGGAAGCATATATAAGAATGATCTTCTAGGAACAAAGCAACTAGAGTTTGTCAAGAAGGCACAACAGGTATGGATTGAGCATGGAACAAATCTTGATCTTTGTGTAGATAAACGACTCCGTCATAATGTCAGCAACACGATTACTGTCGATGATTGGGATGAAGTAGAAGAATACATCTACGAAAATCGACGTTGGTTTGCTGGGATTTCTCTTTTATCGGCTATGGGCGATAAGGCGTATCCACAAGCTCCTTTCACTGAAGTTTTTGAAGCAAAAGATATCCTTGAAAAATATGGCAATGCAAGTATGATGGCATCTGGTCTGATCATTGATGCTCTGCACGCGTTCAATAATAATCTTTGGGTTGCATGTGATACCGTGAATGGCTGGGGAG